ATTGTAGATGAAAACATCTATAAAGGTGGTAACTGGTTTATTTATGGATGTGGAAAACCAAATGAAATCATATATGTATTAAAACGTATTTATAAGAAATCTTCTGATAATCTAACACGCATACCCATAGATTTATACATAGATGATAAAATAGAACTTGTAAAAATGAATAGTGTGAAACTACAAAATGAAATTACAGTCGAATATACAGAAAATTTGAAAAGTAAAATGTCAGGTGGTAACCTTAAAAAAAGTATGTCAATTGAAAATTCTTCATCTCAAATTGAAAATATGGAAGTTGTCACTAGGGCTAAAACACATGATATTGAAATCGCAAAAAAGCTTGCTTTAATTCTTTCACAAAAAAGAGCTATATCTTATTCAACATGGATTGAAGTTGGATACTGTCTACATAGTATAAGTACATCACTCTTAACAGCATGGATTGGTTTTAGTAAAAAATGGGAACTTTGGGTTGATAGTAAAGAATGTGAAAAACAATGGGAATGGTTTAATAAGAACAATAACCACAATTATACGATTGGGTCTCTCCATTATTGGGCTAAAAGTGATAAACCAGATGATTATAAGAAAATTATAAGAGACTCTTTGAGTGCGATAGTTCATTCCAGTGTTGGTTCATCTGGTTCTCACTCTGATGTCGCAAATGTTATCTATCATTATTTCAAAGATTGTTTCGTATGTTCTAATATTAAGGATAGTTCATGGTATTATTTTAATGAGCGTAAGGGTGGTAAGTGGGAAGAAACCGAGATGGGGCATGAACTTCGTAAGAGGTTATCAAATGATATTGTAGATGTTTACAATCACTATGGAAGCGTATACAAAAGTCGCGCCAATGATCTTTTACTTGAAGATGAAGATGCTGCTAAGCTTCAGTCGGATAAACATACTAAATGCTTGGAAATTCAAATAAAGTTGAAAGATTCAGTTTATAAAGATAAAGTTATGAAAGAATGTAAAGAAAAATTTTATGATAAAGAATTTATAGAAAAGCTTAATGATAAGAAAAATCTGATTGGTTTTGAAAATGGTATTTATGACTTGACTAAAAGTGAATTTAAGTCTGGACTACCATCTGATTATGTTAGTCTTTCAACTGGTTACTCACTACCAGTTGATATCAAAAACTTACCTGTAAAGCTTGATGAAATTACTGATCTTGTTAGTAGTATGGATGATTATGATGAACTAAATGATGCTCTAGAAGACTTTCTAGCAAAGGTTTTTCCAATTGAACGTGTCCGTGAATATACAATGCGTTTCCTTTCAAGTTGTTTGTCAGGAGATATTAGGGAAGAAAAGTTTTACTTTTGGACTGGTTCTGGTGGTAATGGTAAATCGAAGCTTATTGAGATGATTGACTTTGTCCTTGGTGATTATAGTCGTTCAATGGATGTTGCTTTCCTTACTACCAAACGAGGTAGTAGTTCATCTGCTTCTCCAGAACTTGAAAACATCAAAAATGCTCGTTTTGTCTATATGTCTGAACCTGAAAAAACAGATCTTATCTATGTTGGTAAGCTTAAGCAGATGACTGGTGGTGATAAAATGACCACTCGTGCTCTATTCAAGGGGACTACTCAATTCAAGCCTCAATTTAAGATTGTCCTTATGTGTAATGATCTTCCACAGCTAGGTGGTAATGATGGTGGTATTTGGCGTCGTATTGAGGTTGTTAAGTATCTTGCTAAGTTTACAGATAATATCCGTTCAGTAAATCATGATCGCCATCAATATTTAGCTGATAATCAACTTACAGCGAAGCTTGAGCAATGGAAGCTTGTATTTATCGTTAAGCTTCTTCAAAAGTATGTCATATATGATAAGGAAGGCACTTGTCCACCACAGGAAGTCAAGGATGAAACTAAGCAATACAAAACTAGTAATGATCTTATTGCTAATTGGGTAGATGATCGCATTATTGAATGTGAAGAATTTACAACATTTGATGATCTTTATGATGACTGGGAAAGTTATTGCGATGATGAAGGTATCCAACCAAGGCAAAGGCCTGAGAAGAAGGATATTAAGGGTGAACTTATGAAGATGCAAGATAAAACAGATTATGGTCTTGTTGTTGGAAAGAAAAAGTCTGATGGTGCTCCGAATGGAACTAAGCAGAAACCCAAGTTTAACTTTAAGGTAATTGATGATTAAAAAGATATAAAGATATATAGTTATATATCATTAGAATAAAAATGTTTTGTAGTGATTCTCAAGCAGGTCGTTCACGAGTAAGCAAAGTTCGTGAAGGACTTAAAACAAATAAAACCCATGTTCAACATAAGAAAGATAAGAAGACGGGTCTAGATAAAGTTTTTTTACTTCAAAATGAACTTTTTAAAGAAGGTCTTGATTTAGATGAATACGTTGAATATCTTACAGATAAGATTAAAAAGAAAAAGTATTTTTACAATGGTCTAAATAGTGATAATATTGATGCTCTTAAGAAGAGATATTCAAAACTTATAGAAAAGGAACAATCGAGATATAACCAAGTTGGAGATGAAAAACTTCTTAATCGTAAGAGGAGAAAGCAATTTCGTGAAAAGAAACGTAATATGATTCGTGAAAAGAAAGAATCACTCATTAATGGACTCTATAAGAATATTAAGGGTTCTCAATCTGTTGGTATCCTTAGAAACACAGAATTCCTTAGTAGTGATCCAGATAATTTTAATAATACAAAACTAAATATGTTTACAGGAAGTAGGTATATTGAGACACAGGATAAGAAATGGGTTGAAATTTATACTAAGCTTTCTTCTCCATACAGTTATCATCTTTTTGATCTTCATTCAACGGGTGCTCTGAATGAGTATGTTTTTGAAAATTAGAGAAATGTTCTTCACATGTATTATAACCTAAGAGTAATGTTTCTTTGATAGATTCTGAGAAACGATCAAAATTAACACCACATCCATCAATAACTATTTGTATATGATTGATGTTTTGTTTTACGATCGGTGGAGAACCATAGATATTGTAAAGTATGTTCATATATTGTGTTAAGTCTTTTATTTCATCTTTTTCACTAGTTTTTTTACTTGATATTTTATTTGATAAAATATCAATTCCTAAATAGTTCTTTCTATCAATAATTTTTTCATATGGAAAATTATTGTTTACACCACCATCAATGTAAAGACAACCATTATATTCTATTGGTTCAAAAAGTATTGGTATACATGATGTCATACATACGGCATCTGTATATTTTAGATCAGGAGCATTATCTTTATTAAGATATTCATTACATTGTTTATTCATATTAACAACTCTAAAATGAAGATTAATACCAACTAAATCAGAAAATTCTTTAAGAGTTATATCGGGACTTAAATCTTTCCCTTTTAAAACAGCATTTATTATGTAAATGTAGTCTGTTATTTTTTTAAACCCATAATTATTAAAGAAATTTTGAATTTTTAAATCATCTATACCAGATAATTTAGCATAATCAAGCTTCTTGAATAATTCTATTGTAGATTCAATAGAAAACCCTATAAGTAATGGTGTTAAATAAATTGAAGAACCAGAAACAAAATACATATCTGTTATTCCTTCAAAGTTAGGCTTGACGATATTTTTTTCAAAAATATATTGTAAGCATCCTAGTATTGCTAGGCATTTCATAGCTCCTCCTGAAAAAAAGAGTGTATCTATTTTATCCATTATTTAGGAATAATATTATTTTTTTTTTATTTAACTTAATATCATTATGACTTCTTTAAATATAGACGAATTATATGAAACAATCGATGAAAAAAATACAAAGAGACTTCAAAAGTTTGATGGGATACTTAAAAACATGCATTCTAGAATTAAATACTATGCGAAATTAGAAAGAACATTTTGTTTTTTTCAGATACCAGAATTCATTATAGGTGTACCACTTTACAATGTATGTGATTTAAGGAATTATATAATAAATTCTTTAAAAAAGAATGGTTTTCATATAGTTTACATTGACCCTAACTGGTTGTATATCAGTTGGGCTAAAGAAGATAGAGGTAAGGTTGAAAAGAAACCCAAGCCTAAAAAAGAAAAGAATTATAAATTGATAGATGAATACAAACCAAGTGGTCAATTTGTAAATGACAATGAATTATCTTCTCTTAAAATGAAATCAAAACAATTATTTTAATAAGAACGTTTTCCTAGTTTATATATATAGTCTGTGAAAATAAGGAAAAATATACCAAGTAGTCCAAACAAAAGGACATCATTGAAATTATCATTTATATTTGAAAACCCCTCTACACTTTGAATATTATTTACATAATTAGCACGATTACGCTGGTAATTTAAATAATCTTGATAATCTTTATCATTTAAAAGACGTCTGTATTCAGCATTTTTATCATCGTCGTCATATTCTTCTTTCTTAAGACTTTCAATTTTTTGAATCACCTTTTTTTCATTCTTTTTTTCTCTTTGTTGAATTTCTGAAAATAATTCTTCATCTTCAATATATCCACCTACATCTGGTGACATAGAATTAAAATTTTTATCAAAATCTACTTCTGATTTATTATTTTCACGTTTCTTTTTCTTTTTTCCTTTATTCTGGGAAGTTGATCTTTTTATTTCTCCAAATGCCTCATCTAAAAAGCACCCATTAGCAACCATTTACTATATTATATATTTTTTTTATAACATAATAATAAATGATAGAAAGCGTATTTGATAAAGTTAATTCCAATAAGTTTTTCATTGGATTTATGATGATAATATTAACGATAGGAGGAAGATTCATTATTAGTGAATTATCCGAGGAACAAAAAGAAAAAATAGATACACCTATTTTTAGAAAAGTATTTATATTCTGTGCGTTTTTTATGGCAACTCGGGATATTGTTACCGCTACATTATTAACAATCGTATTTCTGATATTCTTGGAGAGTATCAACTTTGATGGAAAAAATAAAGATACTGAAGATGTTGAAGATGTAGGTAATTTAGGTTATCACATTAAATATTAAGGGTCATACCTGAAATATTACTTTTTCTATCTGTTTCACCGCTCATTAGTGATACGTTATCTAGATCAGGAATATCCTCTGGTTTAAGATTCATCTGATTGATTAAATCATCTAAACCACTCGGTCCCCCCATTTCTTCTCTCTGTGGAACTTGATGTTGTTGTTGTCTAGGCTGTTCTCTTTGAACATTCATATTTCTCATTGGAGGTGGGTTGTATTCATTTTCATTTTCAGTTTTACCGATACTCCCTACAGCTGCCTTAGCAAATTGATTCATTAAATCAGGATTCTGTTTTAATATATCATCCATACCTGGAATTGAAGATTTAAACATTGTATTTGTAAGATGGAACATAAAAGCACTACCACCGAGCATCATGACTAATTTAAGTTCCGGTGCCATTTCACTCCTACCGCCATACTTTTCAGCCAATTCTTCAAAAACCTCATCATAATCTGTAATATTTTCATTAATACTTTCAGACCACCCATCTAATTTAACATCAAATGGATCAAACTTATTGTTTAAATACTCTAATCCTGTAATGGCGGCCATGATTACTTTCCGTTGTAATTTTATTGAATTATCAACTTCTCTCTGTTTTTTCAACTTTAAATATTCATTTCTCATATCTTCTAGATGTGAGTTCATATTGTAATTCATAGTTGTTCGAATACCCTGGGATTCTAACTTTTTGAATTTATAAATAAGATCAATCTTTTCATTTTTTACTTCTTGTGCAGACATTGCTCCAAGAGGTTTAAATCCCCCATTTTCATGACCCATCTGTTTACTAATTAATGGGTCTTCTTCAACTGGAATAGATCTTATT